ATCTATCCGCAGCAAAGAGAACTTGCGACTGCATCCCTTCTGGCGTGTTTTCCACGCCAATTGCCATGCCTGCGCCGTAGTATTTACCGTCAGCCGTTACCCCAACCTTAATCGAGTACATTGCTTGCAGTTTGCCATCTAACTCAGCTAATGCAGTTGATGTTTGCTGTACAGCAGCAGTGTTAGCGCCTGCTGTGGCCTGCACAGTATCAATGCGCTGACCTAAGGCGCTGTCGGCATTAGCACGGGCGGTTTGTTCTTGCTGAATTGCGGAGGTATTAGCCCCAGTTGTGGCTTGCACAGTATCAATTCGCTGACCTAAGGCGCTGTCGGCATTAGCACGGGCTGTTTGTTCTTGCTGGATTGCTGCCGTGTTAGATCCAGTTGTGGCTTGAACGGTATCAATGCGTTGGCCTAAAGCACTATCAGCATTAGCACGGGCTGTTTGTTCTTGCTGGATTGCTGCAGTGTTAGCACCAGTTGTGGCTTGAACGGTATCAATGCGCTGACCTAAGGCGCTGTCGGCATTAGCACGGGCTGTTTGTTCTTGCTGAATTGCGGCGGTGTTAGCACCAGTTGTGGCCTGCACGGTATCAATGCGTTGGCCTAAGGCGCTATCAGCATCTGCACGGGCGGTTTGCTCTTGCTTAATTAACGCCGCATTGCCATTGACTGTGGCTGAAATGCTGATGATTTGGTTTGCCAGCGATTCATCTGCAGTGGCTCGCGCCATTTGCTCTGTGATGATGGCGGCAGTGTTTTTATCAATACTGGCTGACACTGCATCAATACTTTTTGCTAAGGCTTCATCGGCTGATGCTCTTGCATATTGCTCAGACCAAACACCAGCAAAAACCACAGTGGTACCCGCATTCCACCCCATATCCCCAGCTAATGGCGGATTGACTTGGGCAAAAATACCATCTATCCGTGATGACTCGGCCGTGAGCTTTCCATCAATCTCTTCTATCGATGTTTCAACGGTATCCACTCGAACAGTTAATGCCGCAAGCGCCTCACCGATGGTTGAGTACTCGCCTATTTTTGTCCAATAAGTCGAGTTTGTTGGCAGCGTCCCTGCGGGAACATCTTGCTTAGCCGAATACAATTTGCCCTGATATTTGACCAATTGCCCACTGAGATAAGCAGTATTGCTGTCCCAGTCTGGCGCCCCTGCAATGTCGGCGATATCAGCTTGCATTTGCTCAATTTTGCTCTGTGCAGTTGCAATATCATTCTCAATTTCGGGAATTTTATCTGTTTCGACTTTAATGACTGGGATCAGCTCAATCTCTGATAGCAGCTCTTGCCCGAGTGCTGATGATGTAATGCGCCCGCTAAAGTACTCATCATATTTGGTTTGGTCGGTTGAGCTTTGGCCGTTTATAAAGTTAGACCATGGGCCCACGTTGCCTGTGCGGTCAACTAACCGCGCTCTAAACCAAAAGCTAGCGCCGGCACTAAGCCCTGTCATGGTGTGGCTGTTTAACGGGTAAGCAAAATCACCAAGCTTGATCATGCCACTCTCGTTATTATTGGGACCGTACTCAATTTCGGTGCGCAAGGTATCCTCTGCACCAGCAGGGAATAACCAATTTAACGCAATGCCAAACACTAACGGCGTGGTGGTGAACGAGGCCACCGCTGGCGGTAATCCGGTTTTGCCCGTGATATTGGTTAGGTCGGATAATTTAGGCACTGACGACACATCAACAGAGTTGATTGCACGCACTCGAGCAAGATATTGCCCGGTGTAAACGCCGCGAATATCAACCGAGGTACCGCTGGTTTTTGGCAACTTAACCCACTCGCCTGAGTCCTTGCGCCATTCCACTTCGTAAGCCACGGCATTTTTAGCTGTGGCCCACTGAATTGTCATAGTCGTGACTGACAGTGTTTGCTCAGTAAATGTTGACTGGCTGATGGTCACTGTAGCCGGTGCTTCTTGCGCCCCAGCGGGCAATTTACTAATTGGCCGATCTTCTAACCGTGCGCCTGTGTCGATATAGGGGTATTTACTTGGGTTATGCTCAACTGCGGTGATCTCGTACTCAATGCTATCGCTATTGGCTTTGGCGACACGCAGCACTCTAAATTGCTGTAGCTTTAGCTCGTCTGACTCAACCGACCATAACAGCTGTGGCAATGGCGTTTCGCTGTATTCAGTAGTTACCGTTACCACTCGGCCATTAACGGCCTCAATGGTACGCGCCTGAGCCTTGCCGCTTGGCAAGTTAATAATCAAGCGATCGTTAACAGCGATAGTGGCAGCACGGTCTAAGGTGACCTGTTTGCCACTCACTGCCGAGATTCGCCCACCAATGCGGCTACCAGCAATCAGTTGATCGGCTACACCAATCACATAACCAGGTAACGGGATGCTGCCATCCATTCCAACCTTAAAATTAACCGCGCGGTCATTGTTATTGGTATAGATTGCCCACTTACCGCGGCGCTGCGCCTCTGATTCACGGGTGCAACCTAAGGCGGATAATTCGACTACGTTGTCGCCATAACGGCGCTGCAAGGCTTGATCTGATACCGAGGTAACATCGGATTCATAGGCGTTATCAGGGTTATCCCAGCTAATTAAAGCGCGAGTGTATTTCACCTTTTCGCTACTGGATGAATAGCTAAATTTGCCGTCGATCACGTTGGCATTGGTGTAGATAAAATCCATATCGCGAGGCATGTCTGCCACTGAGTACATTTGGCCGTTTGACCAGTACGTCATGCCACGGTAGATAGACGCTAAATCACGCAGCACTTGCCATGCTTCAGCCGCTTGCTGAATGTAGATATTGCAGATATAGCGAGGCTCCATGCCGCCTTTACCGTTTGGTACCAGTTGATCGCAATATTGCGCAATTTGGTAAAGCTCCCATTTGTCCACCAGCGACGCATTGATCCGCTTGCCTGTGCCAAAGCGGTCATCGAGGATGATGTCGTAACTCACCCATGCTGGATTATCGGTCCATGCGATTTTAAAGCTACCGTCCCACACTCCTGTATATTCGCGGGTTAGCGGATTATAGTTTGTTGGTACCCTTACCTTGCGCATAAAGGGTTCGCACGAAACCACTGGGATATTTTGGAATTGGCTGGCGTCAAACTCCACATAAAGCAATGCCGTATTTGGATACTTTAGCTTGCGGTCAATCACATCGGTGATCGCAGCAATTTGCATTAAGTCAGCCACACGGTTGTTGTTTTGGTTTGGCGTCAAGCGTCGAATGCGTATCTGCCAGATATTGCCAGCAGGTAAATCAATTCGGTGGCTGCGCTCATAGGGCTGGGTAGTTTTGCCGTCAACCGCTGTGCTCAATACCGTTTGATAGCTACCGCCATCGGTTGATAGATCAATGGCGTACTCAATGCGATAGCCGTTTACATCGCCGTTATCAAGCTGCTGTTGCAGCGCTGGCCAGCGAAAGCGCACCCGAACTGCAGAGAGCAGTGAGTTTGTAATGGCTTTGGTGTATGGCTGCTCTGATTTTAACTCAATCCCTAATGCCACCTCGTTTTCAACCGATGGTAAGCCAGGAATATAAGTTTGATGTACAGAACCCGGCCGAAAGTCCCAAATCACACCGGGGAAGTTTTCAGCGCCATTGGCATCTAGCAGAGGTGTGCCATCTAAAAACACATTTTGGCCGGATAATTGGCCCTCAAATTCACCTTCACCGATCGCCAGCAATATTTTAGCTTTGGCGATGGAGCGCAGATCATCTGGCGATTCAACTGGAGTACGCTGCTCGCTTTCGCCTGCTTTAGCACCATGGATAACGAGTTGTTGATTTAATGCGGGAATACCCATTTAGTTAAGGCTCCTGTTGATTGCCGCCATTACTGCCACCAGATTGAATTGGGCGCTTGCTAGTTGCTATGTCTTCTGCATAAATGCCAGCGCTAATAATGGCGCCACCAATGCGGCGCTTACCGTAGCCAATGCCAACTGGATTACCCGCTGCCGTGGTGTTAACCGCGCCACCAAAGGCATAGCTTGGCGCGTTCTCGGCGGCTTCCCTGCCCTTTAGTCCTTTGGCTTGGGGTGAAAGCATCTGCACCACGCCGCCGGCGACCATTGCCACACCAACC